GGAGAAATCCTCTCTCGGTAAGATAGCCTTATCGGCTAGCCTAACGATGTGTGGCTCAATTGCCTTTACTCATTTGAGTCCTGCATCATAGGGTTAGTCCCCACGCGCCATTTAGACGCGGCATCGGCTTGATCAGAAAGTTTATCGGGAAACTGAAACTGCTGGTTATAGGCCGTACCGTGTTAGGTCGCTAATCGGTAGACCACTGGAGGACTAGAATTCTTCTTAAAGAATTCTTTAATAAAAACAAAAAGATTTCTTTTGTTAAGAAGAGGGGTAGACCTTTAGTGACTCTATAAGGTTAGTGAAACCTAAGGAGTACGACTTCCGCCTTCTAAGGCTGCCTGCGGCCCTCATAGGATGAATTTCCTATGCGGAAACCGGGGTTAATCGTTAAAATATAACTAATAACCATGACACAATCTCGAAAACAAACGAACAGCATCTTATTTTCAGCTGATCGACTGCAATCTCGATTGCGACAGGTCGTTAGGTCGATTAATGGCATGATCCAAGGAAACTTGGGTCGCCCTCTACTTAAGGTATTACTTTTATTACCTTCTGTATTGGGTATTAAGTCTACGATCTATGTGGTAAAAGTTCTTCTAGTATACGCTAAGGCGGTACATTCCCTTTGGATTACAAGTGGGATGCGCTATGTGGTTATCTACCTCAAAGCGTGTCATACACTTCTTCAACAGGCGTGTGCCGGCCAGAAGCTTTCCGACACAGGCTCGTTAGGAGCTCGTGTCCGGCGGACGAGAGGAGGAGGTTTACCTACTCTCATTCCAGTAACGCATCGTAAGGAGATTAGTAAGGGTAACAAGATGATAATACGTCTCTGGTTATCCCTCTTCTCGATATATCGAGTGATCGATATACCGGGACGCGTTAATCTCGGAACTATTATTGCTCCCTATTCAGGAGAGACAGTTATTCTGACAGAGTTTAGTCGCTTTGTTGGGAAATTTTATCTTTTGATTAAGGAGAAATTCACGGTCCCCGGGTCAATTACTGATGCTCTTTACGATGGTGCAATCGATTTTCTGAAGCAGCTTCGAGCGAAGCCGTTTCTGATTACCGCTGCCAGCCCTGTCCTTTCGGGTAAGGCTGTCAAGTGGCTATCTACTTCACCGATCGCGATTTTATTAAGCGTTCGAGTGTGGAACGACGAGCATAACCGACCTCTGAGAACACTCTTAGAGAATTGGTGCGCTATGACGGGAAACATTTGGATGCTGAATCGGATGGAACTTTGGGCGAAAGGCCCGAGGGACGTTCGAGATAAAAGAACGACGGTCACACCCTCCGGAGAGTTAATCTCCGGGGGAGTCGACCTTGTGGATTGGCTTCCACAGGTAGGCAAGAAGGTAGGTAGTACTTGGCAACACTTCCTCGGGAAGTTAGGATTCAAGAAAGAAGCCGCCGGGAAAGTTAGAGTTTTTGCTATGGTAGATTGCTTTACGCAGTGGGTAATGGACCCACTACATCAAGCGATCTTCCAACTCTTGCGGGTCATCCCGCAGGATGGTACTCACGATCAGGTAAAACCGCTTGATCGTTTGCTTGAGCGTCAGAGGGAATTGAGAGTCAAGAATCGGCCTCCGGGTGATACCCATAAGGGGAAATCACGAGGTCGTGCATTGTCTCGAGAGACTTTCGGACTGTTCTCGTTCGATTTGTCGTCCGCGACGGATCGTTTACCGCTGGTCTTCCAGAAAGTGCTCCTCTCGCCTATTTTAGGGGCGTGGGGAGCAGAGGTATGGGGATCCCTATTGGTTGCTCGTGACTACCTCTATACCCGAAAAGATGAATTCGGGCTGAAGGGTGGGTCTGTTCATTACAGAACAGGGCAGCCAATGGGGGCCTTATCCTCCTGGGCCATGTTAGCATTAACTCACCATTGTATAGTACAGTGGGCCTGGTTTAACGTATGCAAGAAGGGCTTCGGAATTTGGTCTTGGTACCGGGACTACGCCGTCTTAGGTGATGACGTAGTAATCCTGGGACGCCAAGTAGCAAAGGAGTATGTTAGATTGATGACCGCATTAGGCGTCCAGATATCGATGCATAAGTCTTTGGTTTCGACAACCGGATTGGGACTCGAGTTCGCGAAACGTACTTTCCTGAGAGGAGAGGACGTAAGCGCGGTACCTCTGCCGGAACTCCTGGTCGCACGGAAAAACATGCCTGCGCTCATGGAGCTCTGTCGGAAGTATAAAATGACTTTGGGACAGTATTTGTCTTTCCTGAAGTTTGGTTATCGGGCCAAGGGGGGAGCAACAGCTCACCTTTGGAGAATCTCAAAACGGTTGAGAAACTACTTGGTTGCTTTCTACTCTCCATCCATGCCCGCCTCTCCAGGGCTTGTTCAATGGTTATCTATGCGCACAATAGGTAGCTTTTACAAGTCTTCGAAGGCGAAAATGGATGCACTTCTCAACCAACTGATCGTGAATGAGCGGAAAGCTCTTCTCGAGATGTTGGATCGATTGCAACCTCTCGTTTCGGAAGCGAAGCGACTGGCGACAGTCTATAGAGATCGAGAGCATTACGGGACGGTGTCTCGGGGAGCCGACCGAACATATTTTCACCCAAGCATGTCGACCACTGTCCCTCAGGAAGTGGTAGATAGCTTGAACGAAACTGTGTATCGGGAGGCTTTCCTAGATACTGTTACGGATGCAAGAGATTTGAGAGCCAAGGTGGAAGAGCTAGAGGTGGCAGAGATAACCACACTCGAAGGTCTTTGGGACGATCTCGCTAAGCTGCGAGAAGATCTTGGTGCGCTACCGCTGCCTCGGTCATTGCATATCGCTGCTGGAATTAAACCAGTGAGCGCGGTAAGCTCTGATTTGGGTAGATGGAACGCGTACTCACGCATTTTCCGATCCACTAAGTCTAGTGTATCTAGCTAGAAGGGTAAGCCTGGAAGAGGCTTGTGACGTGGGGGAGCAACCGACGGGTTCGATTGAACCGTGTCGGGCTACCGGGACGGCATTACCGGACTCTACCTATGTGAATAGTAGGTCTCGGGAAGCCATCGTAGGCTAAGGCTCTCAAGATGGATAACCGATTGTATTACAAACGAGTTGTCATGCACTTGTGGCATGGTCAAGTATGAGATCATCGGACCCGTTGGGAACCTCCCTATGCGTCAGCCTTGTAGGGGCAGGTAAGGCCCGCGGAAGCGGGTACTGCCTGTTCTAACTTATCTTATCGTAGAATTAAATGATAAGGCTAAGCCATGAACCTATTAATACGGGGATTGGGGACTTAGCTCGAATATTTTCGAACCTGCATCTGAGCATCGCTCGGAC